CATCATGCCCCGCCGCGCCATCACATTGCCCATCATCAGATTGTTCGCCTGCGCCGCCTGCTGCCGCCGGTCCGCCTCCCGCGCCCGGCCCATCGCATCGCGGTTCAGAATCTCCGCCGCCGACGAGCCCGCGCTGGTGCCCAGTCCGCGGGCCGCAAACGCCGCCCGCGCCGACTGCTGCGCATCCCGCGTCTCCTCCGCCGAAAGCGAACGCCCCAGCGCCAAGTCCCGCTCCGCCGCATCGTAGAGCCCCTGCTCGATCGACGTCGGCGCGGCATCCTCATCCCGCACCAAGCCCATGGCCCGGCGGATGGCCGCCTGCGCGTCCTGCGTCTCCCGGTTGTTGAGGTTGCCCGCCAGCCGGTCCACCGTGCCGAAAGACAGATTCTCCAGCTGTGGGTAGTATTTGACCAGGTTGCGGTATTGCGCCTCCACCTGACGCTCCGCGCCCGCCTCCGCCTGCCGCATCATCGCCTCATAGTTGATCGTCTCCACCTTCGGAGCCTTCGTTTTCTTCTTACCTCCAGATCCTCCCATAATTTTATCCTCCTACTCGCTTACTAAGTTTCGCCCAGTCATGGGCTTTGATTTCAAAGCTGTTATGCCGGCACCACAGCGCGTATTGCTGCGGCCGACTCGCCACACGCATAAACTCCCGCACAGGGTTTGCGCACCCAGTAGCAGCAGCCAGCTCCACGAACCAAGCATTGTGCTCGCGGTCATCGTGAATCTCCTCCTGCTCTGCGTCCCAGTATACCTGACGCGCCAACAGAAAGACTTCCGGCGTCGAGTAGACCAAGCCGTGCGTGAGATGCCATCCGAGCGTTTCCTCGAAGCTCTCGTCCGTGACGTGGTCGTCGTGCCATGCTTTTGCCTTTTGCCATGGGGTCGTCATCCAATAACCATCACGCTAATCTGATGCGCGTCTTGAAAGGCAAACCCGCCGTCCACGACAAACAGTTGAGCTTGCGATGTTGTGGACGGCCTTCCATTCGCCCACTGGTTCACGGACGCCGCCGACGACTCACTTGTAATTGCGCTGGCGACCACGGCGTAGTTCGACGATGGCATGTTCTCCGTGAAATTGATAAGATAGGTTCCCGGATTTGACCGCGTAATGCTTGTCACGTTGGCGCCGGCGATTGGCGCATTTGTTCCCGTTAAATCTCCGTTGAAATAGCACCAAGCCCGCACACCGTAGATCGGCGCTGAACCTGTTTGAGCGCCGTTGAGTTTGGCCGGAGTGATGGCGGCGTCAGCAATCTTAGCCGTGGTCACGTTGGCATCGGCAATCTTAGCCGTGGTTACATTGGCGTTTAATATTTTCGCCGTCTCCACAGCGTTGCTGGCCAGCTTAGCCGCCGTCACGTTGGCGTCCAAAATCTTCGCCGTCGTGATCTCATTGTCCGCCACTACCACAGTCGGTGCGGCGGTTAGGTTAAGCCCCTCCGGCGTGACCGTCTCGCCACTCACCCATGCCTTGCTTGCTGTTACAGTTGCCATATTAGTTCTCCTTAGTTGTTAAGCTGCATTCCGCGTCTCAGTCGGCGGAAGGCTCTTCGGGCTGGCCTCCATTGAGGCGCCTCGAATTTCCGGCCGTCCGTTGCTCGTCTCGTAAATGATTTCGGCCGCGTGTGCCTTGTAGCGCACCGGCGACTTGGCGTTGTAGTCCTCGCGGGTCGCCGCCGTTAGCGTGCCAATGGCGTCGTCCTCCACGTCAGGGTTGACCGTCTTTACCTTGGTCGTCAGCGTGGCGCCCGCCGGAATGACCACATCCGCGATGGTGCGCAGAAAGCGTTTGCTGTGCATGTCTCCGAAATCATAGCGCCGAGTGCGGATGCGCCCCGGCACTGAAGCCACGACGTTGACTGTCGGGTCGGGACTGTCGTCGCCATCCTCGCGGTGGTTGAGCAGCATGAGGTAGCCAGCGCGATTGCTGATCATAATACGCCGCTCGCCCGCCACATTGCCGACGATGAAGTTATTCACGCCGAAGCCATATAAATCTTGCGTCTCCCATTGCTCGTTGAGCTGGCTATAAATGAAAACGCCGTTGTTGCTGTCCGTGGAGTTGGCCAAGGGAACGGCGAGGTAGTAGCGGTTGTCTTGATAAACAGCGACCGAGTCCGCAATGAGATCGGTGTTGAGTGTTTGCAGCTTGTCGGCAATCGGGTCGCTGAGAGGCTTGGTGTCTCCGCGCAGCTTGAGGTCCAGCCGTGCATCAAGGCGGTAGACCCCGCTGTCGCTTAGGAAGTAGACGAAGTTGCCGGCCGTCACGATGGTCCGCCGTGCCGAGCAACCGATCTCGTCTGTCAAAACATCCAGCCGCGCCACAAGGCTGTCGCCATTGTCCGCATCGTAGGTCTGGTTCAGTGTGGCCAGCCAGATACTCTTCCGGCAGAAGATGAGCACGCTGCCATCCGCCCATGGGTGGATCGCCACGATAAAGTCGTTGCCACCCTTACATACGCGGAACGACTGCCAGAAGGGATCATATAGGTCGGGGTTGAGCACGTCCGATATCATCACGCCTTGGCGCCCATCCGGCAGGATCAGCCGGTTGTTGATGTAGGTTGCCCAAGGAACCGACCGCATCTTCTTGTAGGTCGGGCCTTCAGCCGGAACGCCGGCCGGTGCGCGAACAAAGTCGTTGGAGGGATCGCCGTCCCAGTAAAGAGGCGGCTTTGTTCGGCGCACCTGAGTGTTGGCACCGGCTTCGTTTGGGGTGCCGCTGGGCACTGTGACCGTAAAGCGGTCAGCGTCGATCACCGAGGCGATGTCGTATTCGTGTCCGTCGAAGGCCGCCGCTGACCCGCCCTCGATGCGGACGCGGGCGCCCAGCTCGTAGCCGTGGCCGTCTACATAGACAGTCGCCACCGTGCCCGCGACCTCGATGCCTTCACCGCTGGTAAAATTGGTGCCCCATCCGGCCTGATTGCGGTCGGCTTCGCGGAACAGATAAAGCCGGTCATACGCCTGCAACATGGAAACCTTGTCAGTCGGCTCGATGATCTCGTCCGGCGGGGACGGCAGGCTGATTTGCGGCGGCACCGCGATGATCAACAGCTCGTCATTGGTGTCGGTGATGAAGTTCTCTGTGTCACTCACGGCCAAGACACCCGCCGCACCGGCCGAGTTGATGTCCAAGGCGCTGTCGGTGATGTAGGTAAACGCGATGTCCGGCCCCGCCAGCAGCACCGCCTCGGTGCCGATGTTTTCCTCCGGCAGCAGCATCAGCGCCGAGGCGAAGATGCCGCCATCGTAAATCGCGCGGACAATCGGTGCGTTCGGCGCGGGCGCCAGAATAAACGGCACCGTCAGCGGCGTCCCGCTTACCGAGATGTCGCTGGCCAGCCGCTTGGCGCCCTTGCGCGTCTGCGCCGTCCCGCGCTCCAGTCGCATGTTCACGCTCTCCTGCAACATTCCGGCGGGCAACGACAGCGGGTTGAGACGTGAGGCAAAGCCGAGAAACCCTCGGTCGCCGTCGCGTTGCACTGGACTTTCTAATGCCATTAAGCGGTGACAGCCTTGATCACGGCGAAGTTGATGACCGGAGCGTCGGTCGCCGTGCCGTCGGTTGTGCGGAAGGTAATGCTGAACGATCCGGCAGCTACTGCCGACACGATCAGGTCGTAGAGGTTACTACCGCTGCGTTGGTTAAGGATGATTACGTCATTGGCCGCCACCGTGGAGTTGTTCACCGTAAAGGTCGCTGCCGTGGTCGAACCTGCCGCGCTGAACATCGTGATGCTGCCGCAAGTCTTGTTGATAGTGACGGCCGTGGTCCGGCTGGTTGCCTGCGTCACGGTTCCGCCGGCGCCGGTCGCGTAGCCAACGCCAGCCGTCCCTGTCGCCACCGCCGACCCGCAGGTTAGCGTGCCGCCGCCAAGATTCAGCGGCGTGGCTTCAGCGCCAGAGGCAATCAAACCGACCTCTTGCAAGCTGTCCAACAGATCCGCCGTCACGGCCGGTTGATCCACCGGCGCGGCATTCCAGAATCCGAGGAGCTGGTTGGTCGCCGTGCCGATGCGCGTGCCGACCGTGCTGCTCAGTGCATTGTTTTTCTGCGAGCGAACGCAGTCACCCTTGAGTTGGGCGGCCGTGACTTTTTTGGTCACGCCGCTGGCATCAATAACGAGGTTGTCGCTGTCGTCCGGTGTTGCGCCGAGTGCGGTGAGTTGGTCGATTGTTTTGGCCATGATTAGTTGAGAGTTGAGGGTTGAGGGTTAGGCCAGATCCTTGCGGGGCTGGGTGAGGACGTAAGAGACTGTCTTGGCGTTGTTGCGTTTAAGTTCAGTCTCAACGAGCGTGATGAAGGCCGGCCATTGGGCGGGCGGCAGGGTCTGGCAGCCTTCCGACGAGACCCGAGTGCGGCTTCCAGCGTGGACGTTTATGCCGAAGAA